TTTTATGTACGACCCACGAATAATCACATTCTTTAAAATAACAATTGCAGTCAATATAGCACTTTTTATATTTGACTTCGCAATACTACAAGACCGTCAGTTGATGTTATTAAACCTATTATCAGGTTTATTGTGTTATATACCAATCTATCGAAACAATAAGTTTAACAAAAAATAAATAAGTTTTATAATTCTCGTCATATTTATCATGGGGTATTCTTATGAATGAGATATTTTTTGTAATATTTTTTATTATTACTTGCACTACTTTTTTGTTTCTCACCATGCTTGTTTTAGACAAGATATCATTTGATAATGAAATAGAGGCACTTATAAAATATAATAATAAAAAACAAGTAGACGAAGATTCTAAGAAATATATAATAAATGTGGATCCCGTTTTCAACACCACTCTTTATGATCGTAAAGGGGCAATAGAAAAGATGTCACAGGTTCAGTTAGTTTTAGATAAAGATAAGAAATATAAACGAACTTTACTGAAATAATGGATTTATTTGATTTTTACTCCCGCAAATTCAAGAGTGGTGAACTGGTCGCCGTATTTAAGACAGCAAAAAAGTTGTTAGGATACGGGCTTCTAATCTCACAAGTTGCACATACAGACTCACAAACAAACCAACACTCAGCAAAAATATTGCTTTCTGATTGGTCAGATGAGATTGGCAATTCAGCTTGGATGACGTATGTAAATGATGAATTAATCATTGTAAATGAGTTTGATATGGAGAAGCTATAATGTCAACAGGACAACTAGTGATAATATCAGAAGAGGTGTCAGGAGAACAATATGGAATGATTGTTAGCGTGATGTCTGGCGGGACAACAGAGGATGCATACATTGTACTTGTTGGAACAGAGCTTTTAATACTAACTGGAGCCGATATTGCCGAAATATAAAATAAAAAACACAATCTTGCGTAATATTTATAAAATGAATGATTTGTGTTTCGTTATAGCATACAAAGAAATTAGGAAAGAATAAATGGCATCATTTGAAAACACTACAGCTGCCACACCGTTTGGCGTCTTCGATGACGATACAGAATTCCAAGGTGAAGCCGACAATATGATTACATTTGTCAAGCGCAAACTCGGAGATGACATTCTCAGCGTCGAGCTTACGAAAAAGCAAATATGGGGAAACTTTGAAGAGTCGTTGTTTGAATATGGCAGCATATTAAACCAATATCAGACAAAATCGCAGCTCATGGAATTCATGGGAATGCCTGCAGCAGGAGAAACAGACGATAGTGGCGAGAAAGTTGACTACACAAACAAGTTCCCACGAAGCAATCTAGAATACTTAACAAGATTCGCTGAGCCATATGCTGCAGAGGCAGGAGTAGGTGGTTCTTATGATGTTATCTCGGGTTCTATTGAACTTGTTAGCGGAAAACAAGATTACGATCTAAACGTAGACCTTGTAGGAACTGAAAAAGACGGCAATGATAACTATATCCCACTCTTTGATGGAAGCCAGAACCAAAACCCAAAGACAAGATTAAAGATAAACGAAGTGTTCCATTACTCCCCTCAGGCTGCATACAGATTCTTCGATACAACATCTGCTGTTAACTATCTGAACAATGAGATGAGCTTTGAATCATTTACGCCTGAGACTATTTTCTATGTTCTTCCTGTATTTGAAGATATTTTAAGAGCCGCTCAGTTGGACTTGTCAAACAGAGTCAGACGTTCTAATTACTCTTATAAGGTACAAGGAACCAAACTTAGAATATATCCTGCACCTACTGTTGATAGCGCAAAAAGAATATTCGTAAGCGTTCGTACTTTTAACAACCCGGTTGATACTGGAAAAACAGATGAGACTATAGATGGCGTTTCTAATATGGGAAATATTCCATTTGGAAATATACAATACTCAAATATTAATTCAATAGGACATCAATGGATTAGACAAATGTGCCTCGCCCTATCTAGAGAGCAGCTTGGATTAATTAGATCAAAATTTTCCAATATACCGATCCCAGGCAAAGACTTATCACTCAACGGAGCTGAACTTATAACTCAAGGAAGAGAAGATAAAAAAGATTTAATAACTCAATTAAAAGAAATGCTCGATAGCATGACGTACGATAAGCTTATCGAGACACAGGCTCTAAGAGCCGAGAACATGCAAAAGCAGTTGAAGTTCATACCTGTGCCTAACGGCAAAGCCGTCTTCATGGGATAATCTGTGTCTAGACTATTTATTACAAAAAGAGAGATAGATTTTATCTCAGATATAACAAAAGAAGTCATCAAAGACGTTATTGGGCAGCGTATTTTTTACTATCCTGTTTCTGTTGTCAAGACGAAAGTACATGACGTCTATGAAGAAGCTGTAGACAAAGTATTTGAAACACCAATAGAAATAGATGCTCTTGTAGAGTTCTCACCTGAAGAAGTAAAGACGAATATATTTGGTCATGAAGAAATCTATAAATTAGACGTATTCATACACCACAGGGATTTGCTCGATAAAAAAATAAAATGCAAAGAAGGCGACTTTTTTAGCTATGGCGCAATTTTCTTTGAAGTGCTTACTGCAACATTTGTTGATAATATTTTTGGACAAACAGAACACTATACTGGAATTAAACTAACTGGCAAGCAAGCAAGAAAAGGTCAAATCAATATGCCGGCACTTGGACCAACGTCCGAAGAATACTCAGACGAGAATGCAGTTCAAAAAGAATTTGTTCAACAGAGAGGAATCGCCACCGATGCCGATGGCGACCCAACAGGAGATACCCGCGCTCTTACTGACAAGATAGGTGAGCCACTTACAGGTCCTGCAGGTGTAAAGGTATATGATGAGTCAGACGGTACAACAGATTCAAGCTCTGATTCCGCATTCTACGGTGACGGAGAGGTATCATGAGTGATAAAAAATTAAGAACTGGCTGGGAAGACGGACAGATCCCAGATGATTTTTCGATCCCGTCGTGTGGAATTGCCGATATGGACAGGGCAATGTTTAATCTTTTCGATAAAGATATAAAAATACAAGTGTCTGTTGCAGGAACAGAAAAGAAAGTTCCCGTTGTCTTTGCATCCGGTGAGAGGTTTGCAGTATCACAAAGAAACAAACCGATACGTGACAAGAATAATGCCCTTATATTGCCTATTATTGCTATTCATAGAAAAAAGATAGATCATGATGCAAATGTTGGTGGCTATGGATCTGGTATTTCTTCAAGAGAAAGAGGCGATCTTATCATAAAGCGTCGTTTGTCGAAAAAAGATCCTAACTATCAAAATATTATCAACCAACAAAAAATAAAAAATCAAGACAATGTCTCGAATACTGGAAACTTCTCACTATCAGATATAGCGCCAGGTAATCAAGCTGAACCCGGTACAACAACGACAAGGCGCAACAAGAACAACTTATCAAAGACTGCTGGTTATCCCACACTGAAGCCCAACCTTAACGGAGACCACATCTATGAAGTTATTACAATACCATACCCAAAGTTTGTAAAGATAACATATAGTATTACAGTGTGGACACAGTATGTCACGCATGTCAACAAGATAATCGAGACGTTGTTTGCAAACTTTCCGTCTATAGGCCACAACTATCAGGTCACAACTGACTCAGGATACAGATTTGTTGCATATATGCAGACACCACTGAATTTTGACGATAACTTTACTGACTATTCAACAGAGGAACGTCTTGTTAAACTTACTTTCGACATGGACCTCCCGGGATATTTTGTGGCACCTCAAGACGTACCAGGAAAAGGTTCACCATTTAGAAGCTTTGAGACTGCTCCAAGTGTTGTCTTTGAAATGAAAGAGATAACTGCTGACCTAATTGAAAAAAGAGGACCAGACATCAGAAGTGGTGATATTAACAAATTCACGCTTAATAACCTTGAGGAACTAGACAAACGTGGAGACAAAGTTTTAAATAGAGACACAATTGATCTAGATGTAATAGAATATGTAATAAACCCATTCACTGGCGAGGAAGAGAAAAAATTATCTAAAGTTCTTTCTAAGAATAGTCGAACAGGCGAGACCGTCGCCAGCATAAGAACGATAAAAGAATTAGAAAACATCAATAATGAATAGTAATTTGGAATCTTTCGAAATATTTAATAATTGACAATTTTGTATTATACGTATAAAGAAAAAATAGGAGACATTTAATGTCAGAGCAAACTTTTAAATCACCTGGGTTCTTCGAAAGAGAAATAGATCTTTCAGGTACAAGCGCAAGCTCAGTCGGTACACCTGCCGGAGTCATAGGAACCGCTCAGAAGGGTCCTGCATTCCTCCCAGTAACAGTAACTTCATTTGATGAGTTCATTAGTATCTTTGGTGAACCAGATGGCAAGCGCTTTGGACCCTATGCTGTAAAAGAGTTTTTAAAAAATCGTGATGCACTAACATATGTTCGTGTGCTTGGTGCAGGCGGAGACCCGACTGCAGACACTAACTACGCAGGATTCAAGGTAGCAGGAACGAACTTAGATGCTACTGCGGTCTCGGGCGATGATTCTACTGATACTGCAATACGACCATTAGGTCACACGCAGTTCATACTTTCAAAACAAGAGGCAAGTGCCTATGAAGTTGTCGGAAATCCACTATTTACAGACACAGATATAGATACAACAGGCGCATTCGAGCTAGTACGCGGAATGCTCATGATGCCCGCTGGTGTACGAATGATGATTCATGCCCCTTCTGCAGTATTTACTCCCGATACCCCATCTTCGTGGGCTGGCACCGACCTTGAGGACGTTGCAGTTCCAGTATCCGGAGAGTTTAAACTAATACTGTCTGGTGTCTTAGACGGATCTGACCCTGTATATACTACAGATGGATTCGGTGTAAAAATATTTAGTGCATCTCTCGACCCTGATAGTGATCTCTATATTGCTAACGTTCTAAATACAGATCCTACTCGATTCTTAGAAAAAGGACATGTTCTTTATGCAGACTTCCCAGTAGAATCTGACATGGTAGAAGAAGCAACCGAGATAAAACTAGCATCAAACTGGGACGCTACAGCTGATTCCGGCGACGGAGCAGGAAAAGCCACAGCATTTGGTAACTTAGCTGAACCATTCTCAAATGCAAAAACAACTTCATATATTTCACAGCCTTTTGGAGAAAAAGAATACGACTTATTTCATTTTGAGACACTAAATCAAGGCGCATCAATGAACGAACAGTTCAAGGTGACAATCTCAAACTTAAAATTCTCTGTAGACCCAGCAAATAAATGGGGAACATTCAACGTACAAATAAGAAACTTTTTCGACACAGATAGATCAAAACAAATAATTGAACAATTTTCAAACTGTAACTTAAACCCTGCTAGTTCAAGATATATCGCCAAGGTAATTGGCGACAAGAACGTTTACTACAACTTCCAGGCAGGAAGCGAAGCCGAACGACGTATGGTAAAAACAGGAATGTTTGAAAATAAATCTTCATATGTCAGAATAGTAATGTCAGATGATGTAAAATCAGGAAACATACCCGAAGAAACTTTGCCATTCGGATTCAAAGGACTTCCGATGTTAGATGTTTCTGATAATAATTTAAATACATTTGATTCTGGTGCTAATGTAGACATTGCTCTTGCTCATATGCCTCCTGTTCCATACAGATTTAAGGTGACAAAAGGTTCACTAGCATCTACTGGAATAACATATACAGGAGAGCCCGGTACAAACGAGTCTGTTGATTCTACTCTTACTTGGGGAATCAAGTCAACCAGATTAAGCAAAACACTTTCAGATCCATTGTTAAAACCAAACAAAGGAGACTTCAACAATTTGCTTCGCTCATATGTGAAATTCCTCGGAAAATCAGAAAGTCTGACAACAAGCGATAATTTTACTCTTTCAAAAGTAGCAATATCTGAGGTATCTTCTACTATTGACGCAGACCTTGGAACAGCAAAAGAAGAAGCGTTAAAGGCGACATACATTCGAAATGGTGTTTATAAGACAGCCGGAAATACAATATCAGACACTGTACCTACTGACTTGTCACCAGCAGAATCTATAACAGTCATAGATACTCTAGCAGGAAGCACAGGTTTTACCACAGCAGACGACGACATTATTACAATCATTATGGATGGTGGTGATACAGTAACATCAACAAAATCAGGCGGAGTATGGCCTGACACAGTAGGATCTATTTATACAATAACAGAAGGAGGCGGAAATATAACAATAACAACAGCTTCTGATAGTTCTGACTATAATGGTACAGTGACGCTAACAGACGACACAGACTCCAAAGTATACGATCTTACAAATCTTACTGGGGCTCCCGGGATATTTGCAGATGCATCAGCCACAACGCGCTACTCATTCGCTTCACTTGCCAATTATAAAGATAAATCACTTTTCAACTCTTATTCAAAATACATGAAGTTCACAAACGTGTTCTCCGGTGGATTCGATGGCGTGAACATTCTAGATACTGACATGGCTATGATGACTGATAAGTCAACTTCAGTCGACACAGGTGCAGGAGGGCTTGGTGGATTAACAGTAGAGTCCGTTGTAATATCTAAACTAGGTTTAAGTTCAAACCCTGCCGGAACAGGTACAAAAAATAATGCTGTTAACTCATTCAGATCGGCTATTAACATCCTTACAGATGAGATGTCATCAACAATAAACATCTTAGCAATCCCGGGGATGCGCGACTCTTTCATTACAGATTACGCAGCCGACAAGGTTCGCGACTACGGAATGGCAATATACCTTATGGATATGCCTTCATATGACGGCAACGCGTTTCGCATATTCGACAATGACGCGTTGGATCCAGACACAACAGAGACACTAGCCAAATTCGGTGGTCGCAGCTTCGACAACAACTACGTCGCAACTTATTACCCAGATGTCAAAATATACGATGAATACGTAGACGCTATTATCGAGGCACCTGCATCTATCGCTGCAATGGCTGCTATAAGCTACACAGATAAGGTTGCATACCCCTGGTTTGCACCTGCAGGGTTCAACAGGGCTTCTTTGGATGTGGTTAAAGGAACTACGGTCCGATTAAACACAGCCGATCGTGATAACCTTTATGAAGCACGTATTAATCCGATTGCAACTTTCCCGAATGCTGGCTATGTCATCTTTGGACAGAAAACATTACAAATGATGGCATCATCACTTGACAGAGTCAACGTCAGGCGCATGCTACTTGAAGTAAAAAGACAGGTAGTTGCAGTTGCTAAGAACATGTTGTTCGAACAGAACAATGCAACTACACGCGCTAAGTTCGCAGCACAACTTAAACCAAAACTTTCACTAATCCAGACGCAACAAGGAATAGATATGTACTCTATCACAGTTGACGACTCAAACAACACACCTTCAGATATAGAATCAAATAAAATGAATGGACGCGTTGTACTTGTCCCAACTCGTGCCATAGAATACGTTGCAATAGACTTTATTGTTACATCTTCCGGTGTAAGTTTTGAATAAGAGAATAATTAATAATAACATATTGGAGAAATCTACTAATGCCTGAATTAACATACAGTAGTGCAGGAGTCGGCACAAGAGAGATCGACCTATCACAACCAAGCAGACTTGGACCTCAAGGTACACCTGCTTGTGTAATTGGTCCAGCTTCACGCGGACCTGCCTTTGTCCCGGTTACTATCGGCGACTTTAAAGAGTTTGTTGCACAGTTTGGAGAGTCAGATGGCGAGAGATTCGCTCCTTTGGCTGTCAACGAGTGGTTAAAGAACGCTCAATCACTAACTTATGTAAGAACGCTCGGAGTTGGAAAAGGAACAGGAGCCGATGAGGAGGCAGGCTTCGTCGCAGGAGCAGCATTACCAGATTCTGACACAGGACTAATTTCAGCGCTAGCCGCAAAAAACAAATACGCCCTCGGGACATCTGAAGGTTCATCGCATCTAATAAGCGCCTATATGACTGATTCATCAGAATCCGCCGTTCTATTAGATGCAGGTATTTCTGAAGAATCATACCCTACAACTGCAGCCGCAGCAGCTACAGCAACAATAGTGTCAGCTACTCCTGGGTCGATGTTTGCAACGGGCACGTTTACTCTAACAAACGCTGCTGCCGTAACAACTACTTATAGAGTTAACGGAGGCGGAGCGTTCGCTTCACAAACAGGCGGCGCAGCTGGGACTACGATTGACATGTTCATCGGTGGAGCAACAGATGCTGCTGATATCGCAACAGCGGTAACAGAAGTAATTACTGCAACAACATCTGGAGACATGACAGCATCAGACGATGGAACCACTATTACAGTTGTTCAGTCAACAATAGGAACTGCAGGTAATCAGACAAACACAAACCCAGATTCCGGGCTTTCGTCTGTTAGTAATTTCGAGGGAGGAATAGACCTGGCATCAGGAACATGTGCTTTAGTTGCTAGAGCAATGGTAATGACACCTTTCGGTGTAACAATGACAGTAGACTCTTATAACTCTACAACAAGAACGTCAACATTAACGCTCAAGAATTCAGATTTGACACCACTTACGGGTGGCGGAACAGAAGATACAGTAATCGATGATACAACGTTTAAATTCTCGCTAGACCCAACAAACGCATACTACATTTCAAATGTCTTAAATACAGAGCCTACATTAATAGAAGAAAAAGGGCACTGTCTCTATATACATCATGAAATCGATGAGAATCAAGCAGCAGTCGCACCTCCTAGTTCAACGCCCTTCGAGATGATAATTGCAGAAGACATAGGCGCCGTACCAGCTTATAAAACTTTCCAACAGCGTTTCAATCACGCAAAAACACCATGGGTTAAATCACAATCATTTGGATCAGATAAATTCGATCTATTTAGAGTACATGCTCTCTCTGATGGAGAATTCGAGAACTCTAATATAAAAATATCAATTATTAATTTAAAATACGACAGTAGTGGAAGCTGGGGAACATTTGATCTAGTAGTTAGGGCGTTTGATGATAATGATGCTGGTCAAAAGCACATCGAAAGGTTCTCTAGCTTGAACTTAGACCCAACATCTTCAAACTTTATTGCTAAAAAAATCGGTGATAAGAGAACATGGTTCAATTTTGATAAACCAACACAACAATTACAGACATCAGGAACGTATGATAATGTATCAAAGTACATAAGAATAGAACTGTCAGATGATGTTTCTCAAAGTCAAATTCCAGTAAATGCAATACCGTTTGGACATGCAGCATATGAAGAAATGATAGTAAATCATTCGAGCTTCGCAGGAGGCTCAATCGATGGAACAGGCGTGGATGCCAATAACTTACCACTACCTTACAGACAAAATGTAGCAGTCGGTCTGGATCTTAAAAAGAAATCATATTCTAAACTACACTGGGGACTACAGTTATCAGTAATACAAGATTTAGATGAGCCTAACGAATCATTGGTTCAAAGTTCTATTGTAAAAAATCTTGTGAAATTCTTGCCTAACACAATTGTTGCAACAACTGGTCATGAGTTCACACTTGAGAACATCGAAGTTAATGTAAGAGATTCCATCGCCGATGTTGATGAAAGAGCTATTGATTGGAAAGAATCAAACTATAGATATGACTCAGCATTAGATGACGGAACAACTGTTACTCGATTCTTAAAAGCCACAGATATCACAGGTTCAACAAACTCAGCATATACAAAATTCACAATGTTAATGCAAGGTGGATTCGATGGAACAAACATCTTCCGGGAACAAAAAGCAAAAATGCAAAATGCAGCAGTTGTCTGGGAAATGGAAGACGCATCAAATCAATTCGGAACTTCAGGACCAACGGTAGTGGCATACAGAAAAGCACTAGACGTTATCACAAGCAAGTCAGACGTAGAGATTCAAATACTAGCTGTACCTGGCATAAGACACAGTGCCGTAACTCAATACGCTATAGATGCAGTAGAGAGTAGATTCGATGCATTGTATATTGCTGATATTCTTGAAAAAGATAGTAACGGCGATACAATATTGTCAGAAACTCAAATAACAGACGTAGGTAATACAATTGCACAATTCGTATCAGAGGGTTACGACTCTTCATTCGGCGCTGCATACTTCCCAGATGTTGTAATGACAGATCCAATCACAAAGACACAGCTAAGAGTACCACCTTCAGTTGCAGTTCTTGGTGCAATGGCCCTTAACGACGCTATAGCTCACCCATGGTACGCACCTGCTGGTTTCACTAGAGGCGCTCTAAAATCTGTAGAAGACACATCAGCTAGCTTCTCAAGGGCAAACTTAGACGATCTATATGATGCAAAGATCAACCCAATCACATCGTTCCCAGGAACAGAGGTTGTAATTTGGGGTCAAAAGACAATGCTACAGGCTGCATCTGCACTAGATAGAGTGAATGTTAGGCGCCTTCTCATCGCAATCAGACGAGCAGTCAAGAATATCGCTCTTAGCTTCTTGTTTGAACCAAACAGGGCAGAGACGTTGGCGGCATTCGAATCAAGAGTCAATCCTCTACTACAGAGCATACAAGAGAAGTCAGGGCTTGACCGATATAAAGTAAAAATCGATACCGAGACAACAACTCAAATGGACGTCGAGAACAACACACTACGTGGAAAAATCTACATACAACCAACTAAGACAGCTGAGTTCATATCACTTGACTTTGTTGTGTCAAATACACTGTAACAATATAATTATAAATAAGAAATTCTAGGAGAATACAAAAATGGCTACAACATTATCCGTCACCGACATGTTACCCAACAAGTTTGAACCAAAAAGAGGACAACGCTGGGTACTACAGATCGAAGGCATCGACGCTTTCTTGATCAAGACTGCTAATCGACCGTCAATGAAAATAACTGAGATCAAGATCCCATTCATCAACTCTAAGCGCTACGTCGCCGGCGGGTTTGAATTTGAGACCCTGAGCATAACACTACACGATCCTATCGCACCATCCGGAGCACAACAAGTGATGGAATGGGTACGTACTCACTTTGAATCAGTCTCAGGAAGAGCAGGATACGCAGACTTCTACAAGCGCGACATACAGCTTAAGCTTCTAGACCCAGTAGGAACAGTGATCGAGCTATGGGATATAAAAGGTGCTTTCATAACAAATGCTAAATACGGCGACCTCAAATACGACGGCGACGGTGACATCATGCAAGTAGATCTTACACTACGATTCGACAACGCGGTCCTTCAATTTTAGAAACATTATCAAATTAACAATAATATACAAACTTCCTGAAATAATAAAACAGGAAGTTTGCTGTATTCGGGTCAAAAACTTAGTAGTTTATATATAAATGAAATATATAGTCATATAGGGGCTACATACATGTTAAACTTTTTTTACAATAAAAATGATGAACGAATTATTGATGATATTACTACAAAGGTTCACGACGGAACAGACATCTATCTTAACTGGAAATTTCCAAAAATAGTAGAAAAAGGATTCACGTGTCAACAATGTGGTGAAAAGAAAAACATACACGTAGAATACGATATCACAGACCTCAGAGACATCGTCGAAGACGTAAATCTAAGGCTCAATCCATCTAACAGAGACAACTACGAAGTAAAACACAGAGTCCAAAAGGCTGTCGTCGAAGAGCTCAATGAACTAGACAGCATAGATTATCTTGTTCTCTGCGAAAACTGTTCATAATTTTTTACACAGTATATTTATTTGTATAGAATAAAGCATCTATATGGAGAATACTAGTGTCAGATAAAATGTCAAGAGAGGACCTGTTTAGTCCTAATCAAGAAAGAGAGCAAGCAAGAGAGCAAGGACATAATACAAGAGATGTAATGCGAGATGACTTTGGTTGGGAAATACCAGTTGATCAAGCGCCATTGCCATCAAGAGGTATGTTGTACGACAAAGATTCAACTCTTTATCAGAGAGAGACTGTAGACATACGAGCAATGACTGCAAAAGAAGAAGACATATTGATGTCACAAGCGTATATAAAGCAAGGAACAGTAATTGATAAGCTTCTTGAATCATGTATAGTCGATAAATCAATAGATGTCTCTGAGCTTTTAGTGGGTGATAGAAATACAATTCTTGTAGCGCTCAGGGTGACTGGTTTCGGTTCAGATTACAATGCAACCACAACATGTGAACACTGCGATGCTAAGACAACAACAACATTCGATCTAACATCGTTGAAATTAAAGAATCTAGAAATAAGCCCAACAACACCAGGTGTAAATGAATTCGAAGTACATTTACCTGTATCTAACAAAATGGCTACAGTCTCTCTTATGACAGCTGCAGTAGAAAAAGAAATAAGAGAGACAGAAACAAGAAACCAAGAGGTCTTAGGTATAAACCCGGATGAAAGCAGGGTTACAACAAGACTAACAAATATTGTTAAATCAATAGATGGAATCCGTGATAGGAACAAGCTTAAAAAGTTTATAGAATTCATGCCGCTAAGAGATTCAAGAACAATTAGACACTTTGTTAGGGACAATGAACCTGGTATTGACATGAAAACAAGCTATAACTGTGGCTATTGCAAGCAGGAGGCTCAAGTGACGTTATCGCTTGGGCTCAATTTTCTTTGGCCTTCCGACTAATTATAAAGAGATAATTCTAGAAGAACATTATGTTCTAATGCGCTATCTAAGTGTTAGTTATGTCGAATCAAGAAATATGCCGCGTCGATATCGTAAGTGGTTCATAGACAGATATCTTAAAGAATTAACAGATAAAAAAGAAGCAATGGACGCTTCAAGAAATAAAAACAGACGATAAAAATATTTCGTTGATATTTATTTGTATACGATAACTTTGTAGAGAGACGACAATGGGCACCGGAAATCAACAACCACCAGTAATAGATGATCAAGAAGGACTAGCTACGAGAATAGTTGACGCATTTAAGGCCGGAATGCAAGGCAGGTCCGACTCCATTCTGAGTAATGTACCTGCGATGGCGTACAAACAATCGTCAGAGTTGTTCAGTAGACATGAAGAAATGGTAAACGTCTTTGGTAGAGGCAACGACACTTTCAATAATATGTACGCTGGTGTCAAAGAAATGCAGTCAAATTTTTACAGTATGGCTACCGACAGTGGAACGGCATTAAGTACAATATTCGATGATCAAGGAGATCTAATAAAAGAATATCAAGGAATAGTCAGTTCAAATTTATTGCAAATACACACAACTACAGAAGCAGTTACAGCCAAAGAAATGGCTGATCTTACTCTGTACAGACGCGCGCTAGATTTCTCTTCTGATCAGACACAAAAGTTTATGGAGAGACAGTTTGCATTAACAGGAGAGGCAAGCAACGAACTATTAAAGCAGACGCTTGCTTACGCAAACGCTATTGAAGCCAAGACAGATATATCAAGCAAAATAATCGCTGAAAACGTAGCGGGAATGATGACAGATATAAGAACATTCGGTAATATGACTGTCGAAGAGATGTCAGAAGCAGCAGCAGCAATTGCTAAAGTTGGACTTCAAGTAGATGATCTTGGCGGGCTTGTCAAAAAGTTTAGTACGTTTGAAGGTGCAGCAGACTCAGTATCGAAATTAACTCAAGTTTTCGGTGTCCAGATGGACACAATGAAATACATGACAGCATCATTCGAAAGCCCACAAGACATGTTGGCAATGATTCAAGAAGACTTTGAAGCTGCAGGCGTAGATATGGCCAACATGGACATGGCTCAAAAACGTCTTCTCGCCGACACAACAGGTATGTCAATATCTGCAGTTGAGAGTCTTCTTGGCGAAGCTGGAAGTACACTGTCTGATTTTACTGTAGATGTATCCGGTGCAACAGCAGGAGTAGGAGAAACAGAAATATCGGGAGCGCTTGCTGCGGCAGGAGATGATATAGCAGTAATAAATCAAATGTACGACTCAGTTGAAACAGCTGCCAGGCGCTCCGGGGAAAGGACGGCAAGAGCAATAAGTGGGGTATTTTCAGAAGAAATGAGAGTAGTCGGCAGAGAGGCAGAAATGATGGTAGGGGATGGCATAAGAGTTGCAAGCTCCGGAGCCCATGCACTCGAAGGTGAAGCAGAAGAAGCAGTCCGAAGATTGATGGACGAGATAAAAAGACTCGGTCGCAGCGCTCGTCGGTCCACTGCCGGTGCCGCTGGTAGAGTAGAAGGTTCAGAAGACATCTCAGACTTCTTGAACCAAGTTTTCAGTGGCAACGTCAACGTCGTGAATTCAGAAGAAGGTAGAGCAACAGGTACAACTTCATCTGTAGCGTCACCTGTTATTACGCGAGATGATAGTTCCTTAGTCGAATCAATTGACGCCGCTGCTGTGCCTGGCACATCCCGTGGCGGTGTCGGAACCATCTCCACTGTAGCAGGAGAAGACATGGGAGCACTCAGGGTAAGATTAGAGGCACTTCAGAGAGAAACCGCTGCGGGTGCTTTCACTCCGGAAATGCTGGAGCAAGTACTAACGGCTTGGAAAGAGGAACAAGATAAAACACCAGAGTTACAACCTATTAATCTCACAATAACCGATAGTGGAGAAGCTTGGAATATCCACGCTGAACGAGCTGGCGTCATCTTGCCTACAAGTTTATAATAAGAGTAGATATAAAAATGTCAAGAGAAACATTAAAAGAATTTTTAGCAAATGTAAAAAGATCTTCAGCTGATTCAATTTCATTCGGCAATCTATCTGATGAAAACGCTTCAGGTGACATTGACAGAGGTGATGACCTTGGTATCGATCCAAACACAGGTGAACAGCTAATACAACTATCTAAAGCTGACATAGGGATCCTCGGAGACTACGTAAACTACATTGCAACTCAATATCGAGGCGGGAATACATTTCCAATAGCAGGTGGAAACAAAGCATCTGAAGATATAAACAGAGGAAGCTTCATACAAGACGCTGAGTTAACAAATGATGCAGAGGTCTTTGCAAAACAGTCGTCAACATTAGGACAAACCCTTGGAGATTATTCAACAAGCGGTATCTTTGAAGGAACAGACACGCTAGTAGACAAAACTGCACTAGATAAAGACATCGACGGACACTCGCTTTTAAAGCTCAAAGGTGAAAGAATAGATAAAACTGGTCAAGTCGACGCACAACATAGATCAGTTGGAAACTCTCCACATGAAAAGAATCTTAAAAGCTTGACTTATACGATGCTGCAAAAGAACAACAGATTCGCACCAGGCTCATCAGGAACGCAGTATTCAAAAAGCCAAACAGAATCAAATAATAAAATAGACAAAAAAGAAATTGCAAAATCTCAAAATTCATTCGGCGAGAACAACAATAACGGCGAAAGTTTCATACAGAAAAAATTAAAAAGTATCGGTCCTTCAATGCTATTAAAGGCAGCAGGACTTGATATAGAAACAATGGACCCAGATACGTTCAACGCACGTAATTTGCGTGATAACATACCAATGTCTACAATTTCAAGAGACCTTGAAGCAGGAAATGCATACAACTCTCCAGTCAACAGAGACGAACGAGGAGCATTCGACAATTCTTCTGCACAGTCTGCAACAACTGTTCATACAGTACCAGGTTTTGAGTTCGACGAAGGAAGTGATAAATTAAATATAAAAATTCTAAATTCATTCAATCAACTATTATCAGACACAATAGCAGAAAATGCAGAAAAGCCAAGAGACAATAATTCAGTATATACGACAAACAGCTATTTTGACTCAGTAGAACGATTTCTAGATGCAACAATTAGAAACGATGAGTTGACCAAAAAAGACAAGGCTTATTTTGCATCGATGGCGAGATCAGTCTTAAGAGACTCAGATACTTCAAAACAAGCTGAAAGAATCAGCAAGTTCTTAGATGTATTTGCAGTCCTTGGCGATACAGATCTAGTATTATATAAAGACGTCAAAGGCGAAAAACAGAAAAGAATGTGGGATGTCGATAGTTTAAAAGACGGACCGGCAACAAGAATATCAAAAAGCAGATCAAAAGACGGATTTAGTACAAAATCATTAGCGTGGAGAACAGAATCAATGCCAAGTATGTATCACATGCCAATGAGTATACTTAGGTCTGTTCAAAGAACGGGAAGCGTATCAAAGAAAAATCCAGCAAAAGCCATGCTCGGATCTTCACTAGGTGACAAGACGTACTTAGCACAAAATCTATCAGATCCAATGAAAGCCATCGACGCAGTCGGAAATGCGTGGAATGAAATGACGGGTGGTGAAACTGAAACGCTAGAAGACTCAACTAGGGCAAGAATACCCAAGGCAATGGTCGATATCTACGAAGACAAACTCGACGCCGAATACGTTCCTTTCTATTTTCATGATCTAAGAACAAATGAAGTAGTTGCTTTTCATGCCTTTTTATCATCGCTTAGTGATTCATTTACAGCAAACCATACTTCTTATGAAGGGTATGGCAGAATGGATGATGTTCAAATCTACAAGAGTACAAAGCGAACAATAAGTGGTAAGTTCACACTTGCTGCAACATCAAAAGAAGACTTTGATGAAATGTGGTACAAG